TATGGAAATGCAAGATGATAATTCACATAGAATTGGTTTTCAATATCAAGAACCTATGGAATTTGAATATTATGAAGAAGATTATGAAGATGACGTTTAGGGTAAAATGGTGTTTTTATTTATGTTAATTATATAGGAGGTCAACTACCCAACGACTAAAGTCGTGGGCTTGATAGTCCCATGTTGACCAGACCAAGGCTTGAAACAGAGCCTACGTTATAGATGTCATGACACGTTCGGGTGCTTCTCCAGCCCTACCCCCTGTCGTGCAAGATTAAACAGGTGTAGTGGGTTAAGCCAGTGTCTTGCACATAACAAGCATCTATAACATGGTCGAGGAGAATATAACCTGCGTAAGCAGAGGAAAGGAGAAAATCCTATGGTATTTGTATTAGACACAAATAAAAAACCATTATCACCTTGCCATGAAGCAGTTGCAAGAAAACTGCTTAAACAAGGCAAAGCAGCAATATTTAGAAGATACCCATTTACAATAATCCTTAAAAAAGCAGTAGAAGACACTAAAAACAAGCAAGAATATAGATTAAAAATTGATTATGGTAGTAAGCATACAGGATTAGCTATACTACAAAAAAACAATGTAATATGGTTAGCTCAAATAGACCACAGAACAGATATTAAAAAGAAACTTGATGATAGACGTATGTTTAGACGCAACAGAAGAAATAGAAAAACAAGATATAGAAAACCAAGATTTTTAAACAGAAGAAGAAAAGAAGGATGGATACCACCTAGTTTAGAAAGTAGGGTTAATAATATAAAAACATGGGTTAATAGGTTACAAAAATTAGTTCCATTAACTCATATATCTTATGAAAATGTTAAATTTGATACTCAATTAATGCAAAATCCTGAAATAAGTGGCATTGAGTATCAACAAGGTACACTTCAAGGGTATGAAATTAGAGAATATTTACTTGAAAAGTTTGGTAGAAAATGTTGCTATTGTGGAAAAGAAAACATTCCATTAGAAATAGAACATATAATACCAAAATCAAGAGGTGGTACAGACAGGATTGATAATCTTTGTTTAGCTTGCCATGAGTGTAACCAGAAGAAAGGTAATATGACAGCAGAAGAATTTGGTTATCAAGAGGTACAAAAACAAGTTAAACAAACATTAAAGGATACTTCTGTAGTTAATTCTACAAGATGGAAAGTTTATGATGTACTTTGTAATAGTGGTTTAGAAGTAGAATGTGGCACAGGTGCTTTGACTAAAATGAACAGAATTAAATTAGGATTGCCAAAAGAACATTACTTTGATGCATGTTGTGTAGGTCAAAGCACACCTGATAAATTATATTTCAAAACTAAAGATGTTTTATATATAAAAGCAAAAGGCAGAGGTAGTCGTTGTAGAACAAATTTAGATAAATACGGATTTCCGAGAGGATATTTAGCAAGACAAAAATATTTCTTTGGTTTTCAAACAGGAGATATGGTTAAAGCTGAAATACCAAAAGGAAAATATAAAGGCATATGGTATGGAGAAGTTGCTTGTAGAAACAGTGGATATTTTGATATTAAAAACAAGGAAGGTCAAAGAGTTGTACAAGGTGTAAATCATAAATATTTTGCAGTTGTACAACACTTTGATGGGTATAGTTATAGAAAGGAGGTAGCAATTCTTACGTAGCGTGTTTAAAATACGCAATTCCTCCACATGGCTAAAGCCAGTGGCTTCCTTGCGTAAGAATTCGTGATGATGCAACGTGGCTAAGAAAAGCAATACTTATCTTGATGATGGCATTATCTGTGTATATCATGGTGGCAAACCAATTAGTTTGTCAAACTTTTATTTGTCATCAAGTCTTATATTTAAAGGTATTGGCGTAATCCCTATTTGCAAAGATTGTATGAAAGACTTGTTTAATTATTATTTGGAAAAATATGAAAATGATAAAATGGCTTTATATAAATTTTGTGAAAGAATTGATTTTCCATTTTATGAATCAGCTTATAAGGGTGCGAAAAAGACTTCAGAAGCGTCTGGTTGGATGTTGCATCAAGCCTATTTTAAGCAAATTAATAGTTTTAGAAATGTGAACAACTATGGTGATTGTTTTGATGATGGTGATAAAATTTCAAATGACATAAAATCAAATAAAGAAATTAGTGTTAAAGAAGAAGATTTTATAATTACTCGTGAAATGATAAAAGTTTGGGGCAGTGGTTATACAAAAGAAGACTATGAGTTTTTAGAAGATTCATATAGAATGTGGACTACAGAGTGTAAAGCCGATTTGCTTTCAGAGCGAAAACTTTTTAGACAAATTTGCTTAAAAGAATTAGAAATAAGAAAAGGAAGAGAATCTGGTAAAAATGTTGACAAACAAGTTGAAGCTCTTCAAAAATTGATGAAAGATGCTAATGTTAGCCCTAAAGATATTAATGCTGCAAACGATCCAAGTAATGAAAAAGTATTAGGTATGAAAATAAAAGAGATAGAGTCAACTAAACCTTGTGAAGTATTTAATGATAAATCTTTATATAATGATTATGATGGGTTTCTTGATTATTGGAAAAGATTTGTATTGCGACCAATGAAGAATTTGCTAATTGGGTCAAGAGAGTTTGATAAAGAATTTAATATCGAAGAAGGCGATAATTAATGGCTAGTTATAAGAATTTTCAAAATGACAAAAGGAAATATGCAAATTCTTATGATATGACAAAACGAGGAAGAAACCCAATAAAAAAGAAAAATTTAAAACATGAAGCCGAGGAAAATCTAATTCACTGGGTTACTTTTTATAAAAGAAATATACATAGATTTGTTGAGCATTATTTTGGAATAGAATTATATTTATATCAGAAAATATTATTATATTTAATGAATTTATGTACCTTAGTAGTAGTCGTAGCTTGTCGTGCAGCTGCAAAATCTTATCTAATAGCTATTTATGCTTGTGCAAGATGTGTGCTTTATCCTGGTTCACGTGTGGTAGTTGCAAGTGCTACTAAAAAACAAGCGAAATTAATAGTTACAGAAAAAATACAAAAGGAGTTAATACCTAATTCACCTACTTTAGCTAGAGAAATTAAAGGTATAAAAACTAATAGTCAAGATATAGAAGTATTTTTTCATAATGGTAGTTCATTTGTTGTAGTACCAGCATCAGATAATGCGAGAGGATATAGAGCAACAACTATGATTTATGAAGAATTTAGGATGATAAAAAAAGAAATTATAGATAGTGTACTATCTCCATTTTTGTTTGTTAGGCAAGCGCCTTATTTGAAAAATCCAAAATATTCTCATTTAAAAGAAGAACCTATTGAAATATATATAAGTTCTGCTTGGATGAAACAGCATTGGATGTGGAAACATATCAAACTTGCTGTTAAATCTATGTATGAAAATTTTGATTCTTTGTTAATTGGGTTTGATTATGCTATAACTTTAAAACATGGCATAAGAACTAAAAAACAATTAGAGAAAGAAAAGAAAAAAATGGGTGCCACTACATTTGCTATAGAATATGAAAATATTATGTTAGGTGAAACAGAAAATGCTTATTATACTTATGATTTGTTAAAGAAAAATCAAACTTTAAAAAAAGCTTTTTATCCTAGAAAGCATATTGATGTTATTGAAAAAAGAAAAAATAAGTTTGATATACCTAAAAAGCCTGGAGAAATACGAATTGTATCAGTAGATATAGCTATGGTTTCTGGTTCACAAAATGATAATACTGCAATTAGTTGCATAAGAGCTTTACCTGTTAAAAATTACTATGAAAGACAATTATGTTATATGGAAAGTATGAATGGCGGTAATACAACTGAACAGTCTATAAGGATTAAACAAATATTTTCAGATTTTGATGCCGACTATGTTGTTTTAGATACACAGAACTCTGGTATAAGTGTTTTTGATGAACTGGGTAAGGTCTTATATGATGAGGAAAGAGATTTGGAATATGAACCTTGGACTTGCTTTAACGATGAAAAAACTGCTGAAAGAATTAAAAACCCAAATGCTTTGCCAGTAGTTTATAGTATAAAAGCGTATTCAAGTTTAAATCATCAAATTCATAAATATATGAAAGATGCTTTAGAACGTGGTAAATTTAAATTATTAATAAATTCAACTGAAGCTGAAGATTTTCTTGATAAAATAAAAGAATATTCAACAGGCGATGGAATTACTCAGGCTAACTTTTTATTACCTTATGTGCAAATTGAGGCATTAATAAATGAAATGGTTAATTTGTCTTATGAAATTAATAAAAATAGTAATACAATAAAACTTATAGAGCCTAGAAATGCTAGAAAAGATAGATATACATCGGTTTCTTATGGTAATTACTTTATACAACAATTAGAATTGGATTTAGAAAGTCAATCCCAATCTGATTATGATTTTACTTTCTTTTATAACTAAAAATAGCAAGAATACTCCCATCTTCTATAAGTGGGAGATGAATTGTTATAATCAAAGGGATAGAAACGCAGCAATCAACATACTCAATCAAGGATTAAAAGAATTAAGCATAGCTTAACATAAACTAGGGTAGGGACTACCCGATGTGAGGCTCGTGGAGGTAGTAGGTTACGAGGCCGATGAAGCGAGAATCTCCCACTTCTAAACGAAGTGAAAGTGGGAGAAGTTCAAAACTAAAATATAAGTAAAGGAGGTGTAATATGACTACACCTAACGAGTCTTATGAATTTAATGTTAATTTATCTTCTATTGAAGGAATAGTGTGGAACGAAAATTTTTTAACTGACACAAATATAAGTAACGTAAAAAAATGGTTGAAAAACCCAATGATATTTAATAAGGAAATTAGGTATTTATCTAATCAATTATATAATTCAAATGGTGTATATACAAATGTAGTAGATTATATGGTTTCAATTCCTACCCTTGATAGGGTTATATACAGTTTAAATAAAAATCATTCACGTTTTAAAAAAAATAAACAATTATTTATTGAATCACTTAATAAAATGAAAGATAAGATTATAACAAGAGATATATTACATAAATTAGCTATTGAAGGAATTTCATTTGCTTATTTTGAAGTAAACGAAAATAAAAGATTTGCAGAAGGATTTATAGGCGATGATGAGATTGATAATATTTATGAATTAAATGCAAAATTTAATTGTAGTGTAATCTCTCTCCCAACTGATTATTGTAAAATTGTTGGTACAAAAAATTCATCATATGTAATTGCTTTTGATATGAGTTATTTTGATCAATTTTTTAGTAATGGATTATCTAAAAAATTAAGAAGATATCCTAAAGAAATTAGAGATAAATATAAACAATATACTAAAAATAGAAATAAAAAATGGGCTATTTTAGATAATAATAAAACTATTGTAAACAAGGTTCGTTCTTCAAGAGATGAGAGATGGGGTAGACCCATAGGTCTTGCTGCTTTTGTTGATATATTATATGATGAATATTTTGTAGATACTAAAAGAAATGTTTTAGATGAAGTAAATAGTACAATTATTTACCAAACTTTTCCTGAAGGTGATAAAAAAGGAACTTCTTCCCTAACGCAAAAGCAACAAAAAACGCAACACAATAATATAAAAAATGCCTTATTCTCACGTGGTTTTAGACGTGGGGTTAACTTTTTTTCAGTAGCTGCTGGAACTAAATTAGATAAGCTTGAAACAAATATTGAAATACTTAAAACTGATGGAGAAAAAGAGTTGTTGAAAAGAATAGCTACAGATTTAGGTTTCGCTGGAAGTGCCTTAAATGGTGAAGATAGTAATTTTAGTTCACAGCAAATGAATATTGAATTAGTTACACGTGAAGTTTTAACATGGCTTGAACAAATACAAGAAGAATATAATAAAGTTATTAATGCAAATATAATAAAAGACCCACAGTGTTATGTTCAAATGTATTATATTCCTACTACTATTGCAAATCAAGATAAATTTATTAGGTATATGAAAGAATTATATACACAAGGTCGTGGATCTCTACAAGCTTGGATTGCTGCAACTGGTTTTAATCCAGATGCTTACCTTGCATTAATGGATGAAGAACTTGAAGAAGATTTCGAGAACAAATACCCTGTTCATAGAATTTCATACACAATGAGTGGTGAACCTGGTAGACCTTCTGAAAGCAACCCCACAAATGAAAATACTATAAAATCTAAAACAAATAATAATACAGTAAGACCTTCTTAAAGAAAGGAGGTGTAAATGTTGAATGGAAGAATTTTAGAAGTTTCAAAACTTAATAAGGTAACTGGTAGAACTTATATAAAAGTAGTTATACATGAAATACATAATTCTACTGAAGAATATAATAAAAATGGTATTTCATGGAAAGAAGAATATGTGTTAAATAATATTGAATCTGCTAAAACTATGCCAATATGCGCTGAATTTTTAGATGATTATGATAAAGAAGAGCCGTTTGGACATGGAGAAAGTGGAATCAAAGATGGTCAACCAGTTTTTGAATATTCTGTTGTTGTTGGTGCTTTTGAGAATGCTTATATAGATAATGTTGAAGTAAATGGAAAAACAATAAGAGCATTAATTGGTGAAGGATATATATATGAACAAAGATATCCTAAATTTGTTAAATGGTTAAAAGCTAAAATGTATGATGGTGATTTACCTGAATCATCTGTAGAAATTTGTGCAAAAGAAGGTTATGAAAATATTATATATGAAGATGGATGGAAAGAAAAAGGTAGAGTTCCAAAAATTTATGATTATACTGGTCATGCTATTCTTGGTATAGAACCTGCTGATGATTCAGCAGTTGTTTTAGAATTAAATAAAAACAAGGAGGTTAAAAGGGATATGTCTGATAACAAAACTATAATTGAGCTTAATGAAAAACTTGAAGCTAAAACTAATGAAATTAATCAGTTAAAAAATGACATTAAAGAAAAAGATACTAAAATTACTGAATTGAATTCTATAGTTGAAGAAAAAGAAAACAAAATTAATGAGCTTAATGAAAAAATTACAACTGTAGAAGAACAACTTAAAGCAAAGGAGGGTGAATTAGAAACTTTAAAGTCTGAGTTTAATGAATTAAAAGAATACAAAGAAAAAGTTGAAAAAGAAAAATTAATTAATGAATTAAATTCTAAATTAGAAAAATTTAATAATGATGAAAAATCTTGTGTCAAAGAAAAGGTTGAAAAGTTTAACGTTGAGCCTTCTAAAGAGTTGTTAGATGAGATTATTAATGAAATTAATGCTGAAATAGCTAAAAAAGTATTAGAACAAAGACAAAAACAAGTTTCTGCTGAACAAAATTCTAAAATTGAAGATATTTACGGTGATATTTATGAAACTAATTCACAAGAAATCACCGAAGATGATATTTATTAAAACAAAAATATAAAATAATAAACAAGGAGGAATTTTATTATGTTTAAACCTTTAACAATAGGTTATTACAAGCAAGTAAGAAATAATCCAAGATGCAAAGCGCAATCTAATGTTTATCCAGGTATGGTTGTTGTACTTGATGAAGCTAATAAAACAGCTTCAGTACCAGCAGACGCAGCTGCCGCACAAGGCAAACCTTATATTGTTTCAAATATTATTGATAAGCCAGAAGTTGAAAACAAAGCAGATTTTGTTGTTCAAACTGGAGAATATGTAAGAGCTGATTATTTAGCTGATGCTAATGAATTACTTATTGAACTTGATTACAGAGTTATAATTACTGATTTAGATACTGTTAGCGTAGGTGATATTTTAGTACCTGCTAATGAAACTGATAATGCAGGGAATGGTGGTAAATGGATAAAAGCTGATGGTACAGCAATAGTGGCTTCAAGCTATGCTATTAATTTAGAAGTTGTTGAGAAAACTACTTTTGGTGACAAAGGTGTTTTATGTAAAGTTGTAGTAGCTTAATAAATAATAAAAATATAAAAAAATAGGAGGTATTATAATATGTATTTTGAAAAGAATACAAGGGTTGTTAAAAAAGATTCTGATTGTTTAGTAAATCCAAAGTTAAATGAAAAATCACCTATTGTTGAAATTTTTTCAGCAATTGTTGAAGGAAAAGATGTTACCAAATATAATAAGACTGTTGATAAAGTAATGGACAAAGTAAAAGAACTTGCACAAAAAAGTATGGCAGGAGATTTTAATGCTAAAGCAGAATTTAATACTATTCAAAGATATGTTATAGAGCCACATTTAACAAAAGTTATTCAGTTGTTTAATTTTATGGGAACTTTTAAAGATATTCCTTACAATGAACAACCAAGAGTTAAAACTTACAAACATGAATCTATAAGAAGCAACTTCCAAGCTACACATGGAGATGTACCTTTTGCAGTAACTAATTGGGAAGAATATCCAATTAACACTAAAACAATTTCTAGTGGTTATGCTGTTGATTACAGAGAAGTTGCTAGTGGTAATTTAGATAAAGTTTCTGAAGGTATGGAACAAGTAAAAGTTCACATGATGAATCAAGCTATGAATTATGTAATTTATGTACTATATAGCAAAATTAAAAACGCTACTGGCGTAAAATATTATAATGAAAATGCAGGTCTTACTAAAACAGGTGTAGACGATATAATTAAAAAGGTTAGAAGATTTGGTAGACCTGCATTAATGGGCGATTATGCTGTTGTTTCTCAGTTAAATGATTTTGCAGGATTTAAGGCTGACCCTACTGATACTAAAGCAGTTTTATTATCTGAGGCAGTTATGGAAGAAATAAGAAAAACTGGGTTATTAACAACTTACAATGGTGCGCCAGTTGTAGAACTTCCAAACGAATATGATGTGAATAGATTAAATGGTACAGGTGATAACTTTGAAACTTATTTACCAGAAGGTTTATTGTTTGTAGTTCCACAGGGTCAAGTAGCACCACTTCAAA